TTGGGCGTTACTGGTCGTTTGATGGGTTTAAAGTCAATCATGGTAACAGCCGGAGATTCGATTGCAGGTACCTTAAACGGTATATATAAATTGTCACCACTTCGTCGGAGTTTACCATTTACTCCAAAGTTGACTATATGTGCGTTTTTCACACCTCACCGACATATCATGCCGGAAATCGTTGACATGATTAACGAAGGTTATGACACAGCCATCACGTTTGACACGCTCAGTATAGTTGCTAGTGGATTTGTGGATTGTACTGGGTTCGGCCCGCTGCGGGGTACAGTTCCATCGTTCTGTCTAATTCCATATATTCGTGTTTATAATCAGTATGTGCGTGACCCTTCGGACACTGCCTCAATTTATGATGACGATTATTTAACGGACGCAGATAGTTCATTTCGGGAGTTCGGCCTTGAATGTTGCCATCTTCCCACATTCTGGAGTGTCGGCCGTGTCGCCCAAGTTACTACTACAGACTATAGGTTTGCCCTAGTGGATACAGATAAAATTGATTTACTAGTACAAGCACAAACCAAAGCTAAGCTAGGAACAGAAAGGTTTAGGGAATTTGAAAGCCCTACTGATCGTTATCGGGATACTATGGCAAACATGTTTGGAACTCATATAAATGTGGATGCCGATCAAAGGCCTACAATGATTTTTTGCAAAGACGTTGTGTTGCAGGCTTACGACGTAGATGGAACTGATCAAGCGACAATAGGTAACTATTCAGGTCGTGGTGGCGTAAATGACGTGTGCGGATGGCCTATGCGTCAATTTGAAGAACATGGTACTTTAACCATATTCTCAATATTGAGATTTGAGCCTGTTCAGCCAAACGAAACACATTTTCTTGTAAAAAATACGCCTACATATAAAACATTAATTGGTGACTCAAAAGTTTTGGAAACAGAAGCACCGTATTCACTTCGGGAAACAGATTTCATTTTAGGGAGTACAGATACAACAACGTTAGGGCTGATTCCATACGGGGATTGGTTAAGACAAGAGCCACCATCCATTAATCGTCGTATATTCGATCAGCAAGGATGGCCTTTTATTAAAAGTTCACTAAATAACTTTGATACAAGTCATTATGTAAAAAAACATGACTATGACCCAATATTCCAGAGTTTACAGTTATTACACTATCAAATTTATGGTCAATTAAAATTAGATGTCCGATCTTTAGTAATTCCAGGAGAAGCTTCAATCTATGCAGGATCAAAATAAGGAGAACATACATGAATAAGTTTGTAATTGTTAGGGAGATGGGACTTTTAGATGATGAAAAGAGATGGTTACTCTGTCAAGTTTGTCCTTTAGGTGTTTATGACGTTAGAAAAAGGTACGTAACTTTCGAGCAGTGCGAGGATGGTATTAGAGAATTACAATTAGAAGAAATGAAACAACAAGCATTTAATCAAGTAAACGCAAGGGGGCGTTAATATGAACATAAAACCAGGTAGTATTGGAAAACGGCCTATATGGGAGATAGGTGGTCAAAATTCTTATACAGGTGCTCAATTATTGGCTATGGATGGTCCTTGGGGTGATGCTAACGGACATTCTCTTTGGCCTGTAGCTTATACAGCAACATTGGATGAAAGAAGTGATGGGCGTGTTTATCGTGTTAATAATAACAGTACTTATACATTCCCTGCGTCTATGGCTATATCGTGGGGGTTATTCCTAACACCAGATGACGTTCTTAAGTCGTTGTTGTTTTGGTGCAGTGGTGGAGTTAATTATTTCATATCAGGTGCAGATCATTATGTTGTCGGTGGTTTTTTCTTCTTCGGAAGATTAAACGCTGCGACTGTACCTGTAGTAGATTTGGCTGCACCACAGAATCAAACTGAGCCATTTAACTATATTATACTTCCTATGGCTAGTTATCAAAATCAAGAGGTGGCTGGCGGAGTTAATGTTACTATGACTTGTGATACTAGTCCATTGGCTGTTGTGGATCCAGAAGTTGATTATACTACACCTTGGGTTTTCGGTTTTGCTTTAGCAAATCCTACTGCTGTATCTACAACGATACTTTCTAGTATGAAGTTGGATTTACATTTTTTCAAATACTCCGATGAACAAGATGCTTTCTCACCAAGTGGATATTAAAGGGGGTGCTAAATGCTAGAACAATTAATCGGAGCAGTACCAAGTATAATGAAGTTGTTTGGTAAAAAGAAATCTCCACAAGAACAAGGGATGGCACAAGGCCAACAAGCCCAAGCATACTATGGCTCAGCTTTCCCAGGAACAACTCCCTGGGAGCAATTAGGCGCAGGCAATCCAGTAGGTGCCACTCAATCAGCGGAAATTAGCGCAGATAATTCACTTCGATTAAAGTCAGCAGAAATGGGTACACAGTTAAAGATTGCAGCCATGCAGACGGAAGCACAAAAAGAAGTGGCACGTATTCAAACGGATGTCGCACGACAAAAAGTGAGTCCGGAGATAGAGAAATTAATAACGGAAACGCAAAAGTTAAAGAACACAGTTAATACTGGAAGTCTAAGATCGGCCTTTGAAAAAAAGACAAAGGATATGGGTTTATCAATAGCTGAATCAGCAAAAGTATGGTATGAGTATGTATTAGGTAGTAAAAATAATCATGTTAGTGTAGGATCTCTCTTTGGAGAGAGAGAAAAAAAGCGGGTAGAATCAACACCAAGAAACCGAAATGTAGAAATAGACGTATATCCATTTAAGTAAAAAACAAAGGAGTCATCCCCGTATTTTGCGGGGATGACTCACACGCCTATCAGGCGTGAATATATCGGTACTTATACGTAGATTTGCATAAAATATATTGCAATTTGTAAAATACCGCAATATAATCTAATAATGCAAATCAATATACCGATTACATATATTCAATCCGCAGATTCAATCTCACTCCGTACACAACTCACCAGACGATCAACATACCTGCAAAATCAATTAAAACTAATCAATCCTAAAAACAGATCTCAAAGGGCAAAGGCTCTTTGGGATATTCGGCGTATAGAAAATTTAATTAAAAAACTGGACTCTATATACCGACTTGATTATAATTCAGTTATTCGCAACACTACGCCAATAAAAGAGGCGTGGAAGAAATTTCCCAAACGATCATCAGATCATGCAGATCAAATTTTTGAAACTAATATAAAAAGAAAAGCAAACTATAAAAGAAGGTTTGCTGAATTTGATCGATTATTAAAATTAAATAATGATAAGGAAATACGAAAAAAATATAATCAGCTGCGAATAGAAAAAGCTATATTGGAAGATGTCGCAAAACAAAATTATGCGAATAGGAAAACAGATCTAGAGTCACGATTAACATATGAATGTGAATTAAGAGTTAAACAAGGTTGGTATATAATATTCAATACTCTTACAGTAGATACGCAGCATTACAATAGTGTATTTGAAGTTGGTTCAAAAAAGTGGGGTGACTACGTAAGAAGGTTTGACCGAGAAATAGCAACCGCTAGTTACGGTTCAGTTAGGAAAGCAATAGGTCTAGAGTATCACTCGTACTTTGCGGTTATAGAACGGGGTACAAATACGGGTAGATTACATATTCATGTACTACATTTCTGTAAAAAGTTACCTTCTGGGGCGTATGATCCAAACAAAAATTGTGGACAACCAATAAGGCGTGAAATAGATGTTATAAAGAAATACTGGAAATGGGGCACTAGTACACCTATAGCAGTTAGAATGAGTCCTAACGATAGTTATGGACAACTACAATGGCGGTGGCCAAAATCACGTCAAGAGGATGGGAGCTATATAGGATTACCGATAAAATCACCAGGTGCAACTGTTGGTTATGTTGCAAAATACCTAGATAAACCAATAAACGGAAAAAAGAAGGAGATAACACCATGGAGAGTAAGAATCAGCAGGAAACTGGGAATAATACCAGTGGAGAAATTATTAAAACAACTGTCACTGAAACAATTAAGAATGCTGGTGACAAGCCCATTAATAAACAGCATAAAGATACTAGGCAAGAGAATACCAAAGACGACAACAAAGATGATGGCAAGTCAAGAGTACTTACACCGGATGAAGAATTCGAAGCGCTGCCAGAATATTTACCATATTCTGAAGGATATAAGGCCAGCAAGCAATTTATGCGAGCAGTTAAGGAGTCAAATGATGATGAATTCTTATCACCAAGACCGCAAGAGCATTATAAATATACATCGGCTCGTAACGAGAGATACGGTCGTATATAATAAAATTCAAAAATTAGCTGATAAAATATGTATAGAAGTATACGGACAATTAAAGCCAATTAATTATTTAAATGTATTGGGGGGTTGATATATGGAAATTAAAGAAGATTTGTTATTCAAAGATTTGATTTATACGATTAAGTTGCTTGATTTATTGGATTGCGAGAGAATGGAAGATATTAAAAGGATAGATTTAATAAAAAAGACATTATGTCATATGTTATATCATTTATATTTTGCAGATAAGGGGGATGAGAAATGATTATTGACTCATTAAGGCAAAAAATATCATTATTTCAACAATCAATGAGTTTACTGATCAATCAAAAGTGCAGCGACCTAGATTCATTGGAGATGTGCGTTGAGAATCTAAATAGGTTAGAAAGGGAGTTGATAAATTTAAGAACAATATTATATTGTAAGCTTAACAGTCAAGAATTGGAGCATTTCGAATTAAAGGACATGGCAAAATGATAAAGCTACTAAATGATTTAATATATCAGCTAGTAAAATTTTTAAATTTCATACTATGGAATTTTAAAAATATGCCAATATCAAAAGAAGTAGTTTTTCAGACGATTGCGCAAATAAATGATATACTAAATTCAATCCAAAAAATATACGATTATAAGAATAGGAAAATGAAAAAATGATGAAGCCAAGAATTGAAGTAGCACTGGGGGCGATGAAATTATTAGTACAATCAGGTTATCAAGGTTATATCCAGGCCTGTGGGGTTCAGGAAGCGGATTTTGAATTATTAACACAAGCAAGGCTATGGAATCCAAATGACGTAACAAGGGTGAATAACACGTTTCAAGCAATATTTTATGCTAGTACAGATAGGGTATTATCTCGTTATGAAATGCCAGCTGAAATGATCGCAGGAGCGATATGTATGCTTATACACCCATGTAATTTAGCGGTCGCCTGTGGGTTTATCCAACGTCCAAGAACAGCAGAACAACTCGCAAAAAATAAACAAAAAGACCCAGGTATTCCGCCAAGTATGTTGTATAGTCTATGCCTTCATATTTTTGAACAAAGTGTTACCAATGCTATAATTAATCAGTTTCAAACAAAAATAGATATTATATATCGTGAAGTTGACAAAATAAAACAGGAAGGGGGTGATCTTGATGAAGAAATTTAAAAGCAGAGGAAATGCAAGAGTACGCAAATCTAAAGGGAGTAAAAAATTTACTCCAAGAAAAATTCATCACACGGGGGGTTATCGTGCCTAGACCAAGAAAAAAAAAACAAGATAATAAGTACTTATTTAAAATTTTTCAAATTATAATGCTTTTGGGCAGCGCTTATTTGGGGTACAAAGTTCCGGCAATAATGCCAGTAGTAGACAATGTACAAGAAATTATAATAACAGGATATGACGGTGACACAGCACCGGAAAGGGGTATAAATGAACAAAAAGAAGCGTTACAGTTACAGTAAGAATTGTATTATCGCTCAGTTGGGCGTTACTGGTCGTTTGATGGGTTTAAAGTCAATCATGGTAACAGCCGGAGATTCGATTGCAGGTACCTTAAACGGTATATATAAATTGTCACCACTTCGTCGGAGTTTACCATTTA